GTTGTTTTCCTTGTCCATAATCACCCGTGTCTTTGATAGATCAACATCACGCGATCGAAGATGGGATTCAATGTCATCATTCTCACATAAAAGAATTTGTTTTAGAGAAAACATTTGAGTTTATCTTTCTCACAAGTTTGCGAACATGTCCTTGAAAAGGAATTTTGAATTAGCACGAGGTTCCCCAGTTTGTTTTGATTCTTCTGGATTGATCCAAATGATCATTTTCTCATAACGAACAGGACCATAAGAAATTACTTCGTTCTCTTTCTTATAAAGTTTTGGCATCTTTACCTTTGAGTTCAACTCATCAGGATTTAGCAGAAACTTACCATTCTTCTTTATTGGCATTGTCTTGAACAAAACAACATATTCTTGGAAAGAATATGCAAATTCTTTCAGAATTTCTTTTTTTGTAGTCCATGACAATATAGGAGAATGCTCTGTTTCCAATACACCATTTTCAAAAACCCAAAGACGTTCGTCGCCAGGATTTCTTGCAAGGTCTTCTTTTGATAGTCCAGTCGTATTGAAAAACAAATCTAAATTTACAGAACTAAAAGAAATTCCTCTATAAATCGGTTCATTTTCCGGAACAAGTAAGTTTGAATACTTGCCTTTCTGTGCCAGTTTGTAAACGTCCGGAAATTCCTGAGCTATTTTGTCCGCCACCTGACTATTGATCCATTGAAAAAGTCCTTTCTTGAAATCTTCTTCTTCTGGAGTCTCTGGTTGTTTCTCTGTTTTTGAAATGTCTTTTCTGTCTCTATCAAAGAGATACTTGCCAAAAACATCATTTGGTTTGGCTTCGGACGGAGCGTCTTCAAATATTAATTTTTTGATACTCATGACTCTTCTGTCTTTTCTGGATAGTTTACACGACCGCCACTCATCGTTGCACCAGAGAAAAGGTCATTGAAGAACGGAATGACAAACTTTCTTCCTTTGTAAATCGAATAAAAATCATCTTGATCTTGCGCAACAGGAAGAACAACACTTCTTGGTTCCGTGGCATTTCCAGAGCCATCTGTGTAAAGAAGTTCTGCTTTCATTTGACCATCTTCTTGTCTCTCAACGAAGATTACACTTTCTTGTTCAAACTTCTTTCCAAGGAAAAGTAGATCATCTTTCGAAATGTTTGGAATAACTAAAGGCTTTTCAACGTTTCCATATTTGCCTTGTATTTGGTAGAAACCATAACCAGCTTGACGTAGAGATTGTGCAAGCATCTTGTTTCTCTTCTTGTTTTCTTCTGGAGGCAGTTCCTTCGCAAATGGATTTTCTGCTGTCACAATTCCGATTGATGAAATGTTTTTTTCTTGTCCTGTGAGGCTTCTCATCAGTTTTGAATATCCACCCTCTGCAAGGTCCCCTTCATTTATTTGCACAGCCTCAGAGAGCCTTCTAGGTGCCTTGCCGTTGAAGCCAAATAGATGAGGTGAGACAAGAGCAGGACGAACAGAAAGAAGGTCACGAAGTCGAAGTTTACCTTCACCATAAAGGTCAACAATTTCAATTCCTCGTTTCTCTTCATCTTCATTTTCTTTGCTTGATTTATCATCCCAATACCAAGGTGCTTCATCATTTGGATTTGGAAGTTGAAGTTCATCCTGCTTCTGCTGATTTCTTTCGTCTTCTTCTTTCTTTTGACGATCAATCTCCCAAGGAGACGGAACCCAATCTTGTTCACTTAGGGTTTCTGAACTTGAGATGTTTTCTTTGATTGTGAACTTTTTCTTCTTACTCATTTTCATTCTCCATCAGATCATACATGCTTCGGATGATCCTTCTTAGGGATACGGTACCAAACTCATTTGATATAAATACTGCTGTCGCAGCTTGAACTTTCACATCTCCGAAAGAAATAACTTCACCTTCAGTCGAAAGCATGTTGATCATTGCCACATGATCGCTGTCCTTCGGTCGTAAGTTCGAGGTCATTTCATAAGGGTTTAGAAGGAATTTTCCATTTGATGGATTGGGCACTGTCTTCATCAAGATATTCACTTCTCCCCCTTTTAGGAAATTCTGCAATATAAGAGGCTCAATTCCCCAAGACTGAAGTTTTTTGTTTGGCGGCGGATAAGAAATAGGAATATCGACTTTGAAAGGAATATTATCAAGAACTTTTTGGAGCTCAATACCATTCTTCAAATCTTCAATCTTTTTCTGAAAGGTTGGATTTGATGTTAGTCCAAGGGCTTTTGCCACATTGAAACCATGAACAATCCGATAAACAGGACGTTCTTCATCTGGCTTTAGAAACTTTTCATACTTTCCTTGACGAACAAGTTTCCAAGCTTCTTCAAAATTGGATGAAAGGGCAGTGTGATGAGTGTCGTTTATCCAAGACGCTAAGGAATCAAGAAGTTCATCTTCTTCGGGGGTATTCTTTTCTTTTGAAGCCCTAGTTTCAGCTCGCTGATCACCAAACAAAAACTCTCCAAAGATATCATCTTTGGAGGCTTCGACTTCTTGTTCAACAATCATATCAACAATGCCTTCAAGGACCGATTGAAGTTGTTCTTTTTCCTTTGAGGAAGCTACATCTTCAAGACCTTTCAAAGCCTGTTTCTTGGCATCGAGTTTCTTTTGTTTCTGACGTTCTGCATAGGACTTTGCATCAGTACCTAAAGCTGTGTCAGTTGAACCGACTTTCGTTGGTTTCGTAGGAATCATGAGGATAAATAGAGAAATTATTCATCATCATCCCAAATACTTACAACCCCAGGAGCGGGAATAGGTGAAAAGAAATTTTTTGTAAACTCCAAATCTCCAACAATCCAGTCAGGTCTACTTTTCTCATTCTCTTCTGTTCGAGGATTTGCTTTATTCAAACCATGAACAAACGTCCATCTACAATCTTCACATGAATATCGAATGGCACTATCACATGGATGACAAGACAGAAATCTTGGTGTTCCATCTGGATTTGTTCCGGATTTATATGTGTGGCAATCATAAGCCCAATAAAGATTGGTCGATGAACAATTTGGACATTTCTGTTTCATAGCTTGAGTATGACATTTCAGTGCTAATTTTTCAAAGATTGTGTTTGTCATGTTCTTCTTTGTGGCAGGATTTACAAAGAACAATTCCTGAGACGTTGTTGTCAATATGATATTGAGCGACTTCATTAGAGATTTTTTGTTTTAGAGCAAATGTTTCCTCTGTTGTTGGAAGACCAAAATAATCTTTCCAATTGTTAGAGATAGCTATACGTCTTACAATTTCACTCATTTGTTCTTTGTTGTGATGAACTTCAAGGTCTGCTCTTGGAGTATCATTTCTACTTGCTTTACACTTTTCACAAGAAAAATTTGATGCTGCAAGTTTTGGATATTTCCATTTTTCAAAAAGTTTTTTACTCGCATGACACGTGGCTAAAAGAGATGAAGTTCCACCTTTCCATTGTGAATGGTCCTTGCCTGACAAAGTTGGAATAGTTCCATTCAAGCGATTTTCTTTCATTCGTTTTGAACGCTTTTCCTTTTCTGGACCTTTTACAATGGACTGAGACATTTTGGCAATGCGTTTATCAGTTTCTTTTGTAAGACCCTTCGCCCAATGTTCACCAGTTTCATTCAAATGAAAAGGTTTCCAAGTCCCATCTTCAACCATTTTTCTTCGTGTTGAAGCACTCTTTTGCTGTATCTTCTCTGATACGAAGTTATTCTTGACCCGAGACTGATGTCCTTGAATAAAGTCTCGATAACCTCTTGTAATATCAAGAAATTTTGGCTCCTCATCACAACCACATTTACACTTCGGAGCAATGTCATTCAAAAAGTATTTGGTATAAAACTCTTTTGATGAAACCTTGTGTCCTTTTCTGCAATGAGCAGAAAGAGAAATGAGTGATGGATAACTGTTTTGACAATATGGACAAATAAACATGGCTACAACCTCTTAATTGAAGTGTAGCCACTCAAGACTGCATTGTCTAAAGATATAGTCTAAAACTGCAAAACCGCGTTGTCAAATCGGATTGTAAGAGAAATTTCAACAAGGTCAGAACCTTCCATTGCCAAGTCACCAAAGGTTGCGTTTGTAATGAAAGCACCCTTGATATCCCAAAGTTGAATGACTGTTCCAACAGGATCAAGCATCTTGATTTGAATGTCGCGCTTGTAGAAATCAGCATAGCCGGAACGACCTGAGACGCTTTCAAAGCAAAGACGAACCCATTCCATAACCTGCTGAGCGCCTGATGGAGCGATGGCGTCATGAAGCGTAACAGTCATTGTTTCAAAGGTTGTTTTTCCTGCAATGTAGCGAGTGCTGTTGATCCAAGGAATAGCAACTTCCTCTGTTGCCATTGTTGGACGAGCTGCTGTCTTGATAAGGAAACTGTCAATTCCCTCAATTGCAAGAACAAATCGACGCTTTGCGATTGGTTCAAATTTCGTAGGAAGCATTTCGGTTACGCCTAATGTAGTTGCCATCTTTTATCTCCAAATATCAGCTATTCTGATTTCTTTGTTTAATTAGTCTTATTTTTTCTTTTTTCGAAAGTTGCTTATCAGTTGATGAAACTTTGGTTGAATGTTCAAAATCAAATACAGAAGTCCACCAATGAACAAGGTATTGGCAATAGAAAGAACCAATACCATTATGAGAAAGTAAACCATCCAAACGAGATCAGAAATCACGTTCCATGCCCATGCCTGGATTATCTTTCCAAGCGGCATCAGAAACTCTCTTTTCTAAATCCTCAACTTCAATTAGAAGAACTTCTAATTCTTTTATAACTGGCTCAACTATATCTCTTGCCCATCCAAGAGGACGATTTCCCATTTTATCCAAAAGTTTTTGAAGTACAGAAATAATCTTCTTTATTTTTACAGTTGGACTCGTTTTCAAATGATCACTGACAACTTGCTCAACCAATTTACTAAGTTGTTTCTTTGTAATTTTCATCTCATCCTACCTTATATCCGTATTTGTTCTTCAATCCACGAACAAGATACTTCCAAACAGTTTCATTTCCCTGGCAAATTTCTGCAATGTCTTCAAGAAGTTCTTCGTTTGAAAGACCATTCTCTGCTCTGAAACGAAATAACCAAGCAAGTTTACCATCAGTTTCCGGCTCGATTTGTTCCTCAAGTTTTTCGTCGCAACCTTCATCTAGTCCGCCGAATGAAATGCCGTGTTCACCACTCTTTTTCTTGGCAAGCTCTTTTGCATCCCAAACAATGTCATCATCATACAATGTTCCATATTCAAAAACAACGTCATCAAGCTGTTTTCGAATTTCTGGATCCAGACTTTCAATATCGATTTCGTCTTCGTATGAAGTTGACATGAGAAGTGGAACAACCTTAGAATGTTCCAAATCCATATCAAAGTTGGCTGGATCGATATTACGAGTCAAAAGTGAATAAGCAAGAGCCAGTTCATCACGTGAACGTCCTTTTGGACCAGACATTTCAGGCGAACTATCAAGCTGTTCTTTCATGACCTGCTTCAAAGAAGACAAAGTCAACTTCTCCGCTAGTTTATTTATTTGTTTCGAAGTTAACTTCATCTTCTATCATCCTGCAATAAAGTTGCCTCTGTTGTTGAGAACAAAGGAGATATCCAAGAATTCCAAAGTCTTCGTTGGTAGAATCATGATTCTTCCACGAATGGTGTTATTTTCGATATCTGCCAACGTGGTCGTTGTTGTATCGATTTGAACAAGATACTTGTCAACACCCTTGTTATCTTGCACGCGCTTCAAGATTGGTTTTACCAAGTTTGAGAAACGCTCAAGTGTTGCTTCTCTGTTTTGCTCAAAGATGATTCGGTCAGCAATCTGTTTGACTTGACGACGAAGAGAAATCAAGAGACGACGAACGTTTACACGATCAAATGCACTTTCAGTTTGAAGAAGTGTTCTTTGACCCCAAACAACCGTTCCTTCAGAACCTGCAAATACAGCCAATGGATTGATGTTTGCGGACTGCAAGTCATCCAAGTTGTCTCGTGAAAGACGAACCGCTGGACGAACTGTTGTTTCAAGAGCGCCCCTTGTGAAACCTGCTGGAGCAAACCATGGGTATCCAACGCTGTCATTCTTAGCAAATGCACCAAGAACTGCTGCGGTTGAAGCTGCTGTTCTAGTTGTGTTGTTGAAGTCGTCACGGATAACAACGTCAGGGAAGTATGCAGCACCGAAAGATGAATTCAATCCTCTGTTGTTGAAGTTGTTTGCAGTGTTGACAACAGAAAGAGTTTGTGAAGAACTTGAAACTTCTGTGCTGTTTACATCGATGTTTTGAATATCCATCAAATACAAAGCATCATAACGGTTCTCAACCATATTCAATGCGTTGTCTGTAACGTAGGTGTTTCGAATTCCTGGAAGTGCAAGAAGTTGAATATCAACTTCTGTTACATCTGACAAGATGTTCAAAGCTGTAAGATATGAACTTACCGTTGGACCATCCACCGTTCCGCGGTTTGTGTTATCCATTTCTTCTTCAACAGCAACGTTCGTAAAGTAACGTGTTCCTTGATTGAAGATATTGACTCCATCAAATCCACCGAAAAGAGGTACTGTGAACTTAGCCAACTGTCTTACAGAGCTGTCTGTAAGGTCTGAAGTTGCAAGAGCACGGAAACCGTTTGTTGAGTCATTTGAGATATTTCCTTGACGAACATAAGACCATGTAACAGCATTCACAGTATCAACAAGACCTGTTGAAGGAGTGTACTTGATCTTGACTTTATTCAAAGTGAAATAGTTGTTATTGTATGCATCTGCATCAACAATACCATTTTCAGTTGTTGCTTGAGCGCCTTGGTTGTCATAAACAACAAAGTCTGCCCAATTCGTTTGGAAATCTGGATAGTATTGAACGAAGCTTCCAATGCCTGTCTCAATCTCTGTCGATTTGTTTGGTTCAGTTACAGAGGTTTGACGCTCAAATTGAACACCCCAATACAAGCTGCGGTCAACTGTTTGGTTAGGTGAAGCTCCTCTTGAAAGAGACTTTCTGTAAGGAATTGGTGGCTGAACAAAGCGATAAGTGATTGGATCTGTACCCGAACCAGTTACGTAATATGTTCCATCATCATTCTGATTTCCGAACGGCGCAGAGCCCGAAACTTGAAAATGTTGAACACCACGGAAACCAAATGGAAGTGCTGTTGGATCAATCTCAGCATCTTCAACTTGAGCGTCCATCTCTACACGAATGTAAGAGGAAGCATTTGGGTAGTTTCCTTGAGTGATGAGCTTTTGACGATCGGATGAGTTATCAAAGTTCCAGAATGTGTGGAAGTCTCCAATCACTTTTGCAACATAGTTTTGTGCATTTGGATTGAGGGACAAACCTCTCCATTGTTCAAGAACTTTTTTGTTCTTATCTGTGTCGTTGTAATCACGAACAATAAGGTCAAATGTACCATATTGGTCAACAGTGCTTACAGATGGTGTAATGTTCTCAATGGAGAACTTCACACGCTTATTTGCATATTCACCGTCATCCAAAGACCAAATTCTAAAGAGATTTTGTGGTGAACCACCAAAGTTCTGAGACACAACCCAAGGGCTCTTTGGAGTCTTGTATCTGTCCTCGAAGTTTTCAAAGTTTGGCGTTACGGTTGAACCTGAGTTTCTGCTAAGAGAAGAAGAAACAAGGAAAGCAATCTGTTCTGTAAGGTATGTGCTTCCGGAAACAACACCTGAACCAGTTACGGTTGCAAGTGCTGGGTGAACAGGGAAATCCGCATAAAGGAAATGACCCTTTTCTTCAATCTTGAAAGGATCTGTATTGAAGACCTTTCCAAAATAGTTTGGAGCAGTTACATCGAAAGAAGCAGAAATAACATTTGGCTCATTCGAGTTTTTGAAACCGTTCAACAGAAGAACGAACTCTTGTAGACTTCCCGAGATGTTTACAGAACCCGTTACCTGACCTCCAGCGTTCGTCCATGTTCCGGAAGAAGATGCTGGGGTGTTCCATGGGGATGCAGAAGATGAGAGCGTTAGAAGAACGCCTGATGGCGCGAAAACTACACCTCGAACAACTGGTGTTCCTTCGGTTGGAAGTCCTGCGGAAGAGAAGAAATCGCTTCCTGAAGTTTCTTTCATGATTGAAGCAAGAAAGTATGTTCTTCCTTCATCTCCACCTGCATATGCATATGGATTGTCATTGAAAGCACCACCTGATGCATTTTGTGGAAGGTCTGAACCGACAACAAATCCAGCATTTACAACCTTACCGGAGTTACTTCCGTCTGTTGTTCTTGCAAGTGCATTACCTGCTCCAAGAACACGAAGATATGTAAGAGACTGAGCGTTCCTTAGCCATTCACTTGCTGCGATTGGACCATTGAAAATGTAGTCATTTGGACCACCAAAGACCTGATTGAAATCTTGAGTTGTCGGAACTGTAACAGGAACAAATGCCGGACCTCTTTGCGCAGCACCGACTACACCAGCAGGAATGCCAGTTGGTCGTGTTGCAGTTGGACCAGTTAGATTTTGAACTCTTACGGACACGCCTGCTGATTTGAAGCTGATAGTCATTTTTCTTTTCTCCATCCATGGCAGGAGGTTCTACTGCCGCACATTACAGCGAGAATGCTAGAATATTTCAAACTATGATCCTCGCAAAATTTTCTCAAATTTGTAAACTCAAAATGCTCACCACTTGGAGAAACTAAAATTCTTTTGTTTCTTTTTGGACGAACAGTTTTTTCAGGTTCAACACTTTCGTTATATGACCAAATAAATCCACCGCTCGTTTTTAGTTTACCATTACAACAAAGATTGATTGCTGAAGGGTTTCCATGTGTTTTAGTAGCAGCCTCATTGCAGCCAAAATGAACAGCCAAAAGATTTCCACGTTTGTCAAACTGGAATATTTTTCTACTGTTTTTGTTCAATCTTCCTCGGTTGCCAAACATTGGATTTCCATTTCCGAAATTTGCTTTTGAAAGTTTGTTGCGAACTTCCTCAGAAGGCATCTCAGCAGTCTTCTTTATGTTATAACATTTTGTTTTTTGATCCCAGAACTCATCTAAATATCTTTGCTCTTGAACAAGTAGATTTTCAGGACTACAAAATTTGGTAATGTGAAAAGCAAACACACCATCACCGTACTTGTTGAAATCATTTTGAAGAAATGGATTTGAATGCTTTCTCTTTTTTAGAGCATTGAAGTGTTCCCTTTTTCTTCTTTTGAGATCAATAGAACTTCCATAGTAAACACGACCATTGACTTCATTTTCAATTTTATATATTCCTGATTTGAAGCTGATTGTTGTCATTTTTTACCCTATTCTAACTATTGTTCAATCACTGAAACTCAACACCGGAGTTTGTAACAATGAAGTCGATTGCAATAAATTCAACTGCCTTCACTGGTACAAGTCTGATTTGACAGTTCAAACGATTTGCATCTGCATCTGCTTGTGTATTGTTTCTGTTATCACAGATTACATCAAAGAACTCAATTCCACCATTTGTTTGAACTTCTGACAAAAGTCTACGAAGTTGTTCACTCAAACGCTGTCTAAGTTCTGGAGTGATCTGTTCCCAAATCAAACTATTTCCAATTCCGATGACTTGGCGCTTTAGGTCAAGAAGAAGACGCTTCACGTTGATACGTTGAAGAGCCGTTCTCTCATTGTCCAATGTATTTTGTGAGAAGATAACGTAACCTTCACGAGGGAACTTGACGATTGGGTTAATTCTAACATCGGCAAGTCTTTCCTGATCTGGTTGGTTGATACGGACAGTCGTTCTTTCAACAAAGGAAAGTGCTGCACGGTTGAAACCTGCTGGTGCATACCAAGGATATGCAACCTTGTCATTGAATCCGATTGCAGCAAATGCAGCGACGGAGGCAGGAACAACAACACGGCGTTGAGTGTTCATATCTGTAATGATGATGTTTGGGAAGTAAGGAGCAACATATGAGTTGTCCAATGCTCGAAGCTCAAACTGATCTGCTGTGTTTTGAACGTCAGCACGTGTTGAAGCCGAAGCATCACCTTCTCCATCGAAAACTCTTTCAATGTCAACGTTGTAAGATGGAACGTCCATCGTGTAAAGGATAAGTCCATTTGTCGCAACAGCGTCAGCAACATAATCCGTCACAAGAGGCTCTCTTTGTCCAGGCACAGCAAGAAGATTGATTGAAGATGCCAAAGGATCTGTCATAATGTCCGTTGCTGTACGGAATGCAAAGATACTGTTGTTCAAGATACCTGTTGCATTTTGGTTGAAACCAAATCCTGGCGAAGTGAACGCAGCGTTTGCATTTCCAATGGTTGTTCCACGAGCTTCAGTTGAAGTTGAACGGTCATTGAATGTCGCAGCATTTTTATCAAGAATGTTTGTTCCATCAAATCCACCTGCCATAAGAGCTGTGAACTTCGTGAAATCAGAGAACTTGTTGAAGTCGGCTGCGCTTGTTCCCTTATTCAAAAGAGTTGCAAATGTGACTCTTTGAAGAGTTCCGTCCGTAATCTTGTAAGATGAAACATCTGGTTCACCATCACGAATGTAAGCTGCCTGTCGAATGTGTGTTTCAACAGATGAAGTTACGTCTGCAAGATTTTGGTTGTAAAGAGCAACACGAGCAAGAGTGAACTTGTTGCTATTGAATCTGTTCACAAAAGCTCCAGTTACAACTGTATCAAGCTTTGAAATACCGGCAAACTTGGTGTAACTCTCAACCAATGGGTTTGGTTCAGAGGAAACATTTGGGTTTACAACGTTATTGTTTCTGCTGTCCTTGACGCCCCAAAAGAGACGACGGTCTACAACTTCAAGATTGCCAGGCGCACCTCTCCAAGTTCCAGTTGTATCAACTGAACCACGAGTTAGTTTGAAACGATATGGCAATGGAGGAACAATTGCTCCAAGAAGTCTTCCTTCGCCTGAACCGGAAGCTCCAAGACGAATCGAGCCTGCTGAACCTGTGTTGTCAAGCAACGTTGGGTTAGTTGAAAGAACTTCGTATCCCTCATAACCAAAAGGCAAAGCCTCTGGTGGAGTAAATCCTGAGTTTAGGCTCTCATCCATCTCTACACGAATGTATTTGGACTGTCCTTGATGAATTCCATATTGTTGAAGTCTCTTGTCTCTTTCATCAACAACATCGAAGTTGAAAGAAGCGTAACTGTCACCAACAACTTTTGCAATGTAGTTGTCATCTGATGGATTCAATGAGAGATTATTGAACTGCTCAACGACTTGAGGTTCATAGTCGTTATCATCAAATGCACGAACAACCAAAGAGAAAGTTCCATACTTGTTTCTCAAATCTGTAGATTTCTTGACGTTTACAATAGAAACTTTGTATTTGTTGTTTGCGTAAGCACCATCATCTTTTGAGAAAATCTTGAAAAGACGATACTCATTCTTACCGAATGGTTGAGAAATGAACCATGGGGTTGATGGCGTTGTAAATCTTGTGTCGAAACGTCCAAAGAGCTGACGGAATGGAGAAGAAGTATCTCCACCTGTTGTGGTTGTATTTGCTGAACCTGATGCAAGGAAAAGGTCAGCCGAACCTGTGTTGATTGAAGCAAGTTCTGCATCAACAGCGTAATCTCCGTAAAGAACGTGATATTCCGTGCCAAACTTCTCTGGATTTGTGTTCAAAACTTTTGCGATGTAGTTTACACTTGTTGGATCAAGAGAAGCAGTAACAATTCTTACACCTGCAAATCCATCACTATTGGCGAATGAAGTTCCAACGGATGTTGAAATTGCCAACTTGAATGAACGGTCAAATGCCCCTGATGGAGCTGCAAAGCTATCAAGGTCTTCACTGTAGCTTTGGTTCCAATCAAGAACTTGAAGTCTTGTGCCCGAAGCTGCAAAGAGAACACCACGAACCAAGAACACTTCGTCGCTTGCACCTGAAGAAAGGAACGAAGCATTATCTGTGAACATTGGCATGCCGTATGCCTCAGAACCAGTTAGAACGTGCTTACCGCCGATGAAGTAAACAGATCCTTCGGCATCACCAGGGAAACGTGAAGAGAAAGATGAAGAAACCTTGAAACCGGCATTAGTTACAGTTCCTTGAGTTCTGGTTGTGTCAATATCAGCAATAGTTGTATTTGCACCAGCACCAAGAACACGAACGAAAGAAACAGCGTTCTTACTTTCAAGGAATTTTTGCACAGTATAAGTTGATGGATGTTTGCTATCCAACTCACCGAAAGTGGTTACGAAATCTGAGAAAGTTCCAACTACAACTGGAACAAATGCTGGACCTTTCAAAGAAGATCCGATCACACCTGCTGGAACGCCTGTTGGTTGTTGTGAGGTTCTTGTAAGGTCAATCTCTCTTGGATAAAATCCTGGAGTTTTGAAAATCTGGTCTGCCATTCTTGGGTTCCTTTTTCACGAAGACTAAATCTTGTCTTCCTTCTAATTAGGACTTGAATTGTCGTAATACTGCCGCTTCACTTATTCTTCAATACTATTTGCTGGATAAGTTCAAAATCGTTTGTGTAGAAAATCGACTCACCCTTTAGATTGAAACGTTGAAGAACTGGCACATATCGGAAAAACGTCTTTCCTGTCCTTTTATCTACAAATTCTTTCTTGACTAAATACTTCCTATCAGTTGTATCTTTCTGTTTAGTTTTCGGATTTTCTTGAATATCAGAAAGAATGAACTTGTCCTCAACTCCGAGAGCAACGGGCTCCCTCTCAAGGTTTTCTGATTTGTGTACGTCATTCTCCATATTGTGGAAGTCAAATACAATGTCTGGAGCACTGATCCATTTTCTAACAGGCACAGGCTGCCCTGGGGCGTTCGTAGCAAGGATGTAGCCCTTTACTTTCATATTGATGGTGTATCTTAGGACACGGCGGTTATCTTTGAAGTCATCAAAGTTGTCACCACTTGCCATCTGATCTTCAACGTAAGCCAAGAACCAATAGCCTTTATCAGTATTTATTCGAAACATCTTGTCTTGAGGAAGATAAGAAGACATGAATGTTTCAATCATATAGGTCATGTGCTCTGTAAATGAAGTCCAAAACACAATCTCATAAGTTGCTGTAAAAAACTGAGGTTGTGGTATCGTATAGATTTCATAGATGTTTGCTGTTGATTTCAACTTCGGTTGAAGAAGTCCCCCTTGAATAACATCTTCTTCATACTGATCGATTCCCGTCTCTCTTGACGTTTCAGGAAGGTTCATATTTTCCAAGGCAAACTTGTTCAAATAGTTTTGAAAGTCTCTGTCCTTGTCGGAAAGTTTCTTTGAAATCGTCAATGTACCTGTCTGTTGGTTTATTCCTCGACCATTGATATCCTCAGTGGTCTGTTCAATGCCGCGGCGTCTAATTGAGATAGCTGGAAGAATTATTCTTCCATCCTTATCTTTCAAAGGTTTCAGTTGTTTTGCTGTAGCAAATCTTTCTCCAGTTGCAAAGATAACACTTGGTTTCTTTACATCAACAGCTCCATTTGATGTCCGAACCTTAGCAATTGTAAATGGAATTTCACGATTGAATAGGTTAAACATTCCTTCATCTGCATCAGTGATTCCGCATGGAGGAATGGTAAAATCAGTTGATGGAATATCCTCATATCCCGAATTCAAATGAGGTTTAGGGTCTGAAGGATCCCTTTCGATATTGAAACGAGTTGAGTTTTTGTTTTGAGACATATCAATAAATAGATAAACCCCAAGAGGAATATCGATTTAGGATAATGAATGGAACATAACCAATTAGA